AAATGCTTTTAGACAAACAGCAAAATTAATAAATGATTATTGTAAAAAAGGAGATAGAATAGCAATAGAAGGAAGTTTAAGAGTATCTAACTATGAAGATAAAAATGGTAATAGGAAATATGATTATAATGTATTAGCAAATAAAATAGAATTTTTAGAAGTAAAAAAAGAAACAAAAAAACAAGTGCAATTTGAAAATCAAACAGATGATGACGATTTACCTTTTTAGGAGGTGTAAAAAATGATAGATAGTTTTTTGACTTATTTATCCGAGACTAAGATTAAAGAAATTGCAGAAGATAGCAAACACATTACTATAAGACTTGAATTAAAATTTGAAGATGGAAATGTATTTACACATGACTGTTACATCGAAAAGAGTATGATACACGTTGGAAATATAAACGCAATGGTATTATAAATTTAAGGGGGAATTTGTATGGTAATTGTAAGCTGGCAAAAAGATATTGCTTTAAACATGGCAAACTCAAAAACAATCGAAATAAGCGAAAGAAAGATTTATGATGATACGCATTATATAATCTATTCAGTAATAGCAACTATGAACGATGATACAAAAGTTATTTTAGGAAATTTTAAAGAAAGAGAAAGAGCAAAAGAAGTTCTATCGAATATCATAGCATTACATAGCACGTTTGAAGTTTATAAACATGGTAATTATGAAGCACAAAATCAAATAGCAATTCAATTATATAATCAAGGAATATCGTTTGACGTTTACGAAATGCCATTAGTTTAAGAAGGAAATAATATGATATTAAAAGGTAAAATAGTTGGTTTAGATTTGGACTATATAAACCATAAACCAAAATTAACAATAGAATTAAGTAATCAATATGACTTATTATCTGAGGAATTTAGTAAATTAAAAGAACTTGAAGAAATAGACATAGGATTAAGTGAGCATAAACATAAAAGAAGTTTAAACGCTAACTCTTACGCTTGGCTTTTAATAGGAAAGATAGCTGATATTATAAGAATTGGGAAAGACGAGGCATATTTACATATGTTAAAAAGATACGGTCAGAGTGAGTTAGTAAGTATATTATCAAATATAGATGTAACTGGATATTTCAAATATTATGAGATAGCAGGAAAAAGCATATTAAACAACAAAGAATTTACACACTATAAAATATTTAAAGGATCAAGTGAATATAACACAAAAGAGATGGCTATTTTGATTGATGGAATTGTATCAGAAGCCAAAGAATTAGGCATTGAAACATTACCACCATATCAAATAGAGGAAATGAAAAACTTATGGCGTTAAAGGTTTCAAATAGTTAATAAAAGAGGTTGAAATTATGAAAAGTATAATTACAAATGATTTAGAGCGTTGCTTTGTATGTGGTGCAGTAAACAATCTGCACCTCCACCATACATTGTTTGGAAACAATAGAAAGAAAGCTGATGAAGATGGTCTAGTAGTTCCATTATGTATTTATCATCATACAGGCTCAAATGAAGCAGTACATTGCAAAAATGGTAAAAAACTAGACAATTATTTAAAACGAACATCAGAGGTGGCTTGGTTGGTTTATTATAACAAAACAATAAAAGAATTTATTGAAAGGTATGGGAGGAATTACTTATGAATAAATTATATAAAATTGAAGATACAGTAAAAAATGTATTAATAGAAATACCATCAACAAGAGATGATGATTTTAAATTAATAGCAGAAGTTTATTATGAATTAGGATTTGATATTAACACAACTTCATTTGGACTAATGATGTTAGGACATAAAGAATTTGGATTACCACCTTTTGAGAGCATTACAAGAGCAAGAAGAAAATTACAAGCAACATATGAAGAACTAAGATCTAGTAAAGAAGTAGCAGAAGCAAGATTAAATAAAACAAGTGATTATATAGATTACGCCATCGATGGATATAGCTCTAATTTTATGAAATTTGTTGATAGTTGTGAGTAAATATCATAGTAAAAAAGTTATAATTGACGGACATAAATTTGATAGCAAAAAGGAAGCACAATATTATTTATATCTAAAAAGTGAATTAAAAAAAGGAGCAATTTATAATTTAGAGTTACAAAAAGAATTCATTTTGCAAGAAAGTTTTAAACTTAATAACAAAACACGCCGTAAAATCACATATAAAGCCGATTTTACATACAAAACAACTAAAGACGATAGAATACACGTTATAGATGTTAAAGGCTTTAAAACGGAAATTTATAGGCTAAAAAAGAAGTTATTTGAAAAAAGGTACGGAATAGAGGTAGAAGAAATTTAGAAAGTTCCAAATAGAAAACTTTTTAAAAAATATATTACAATATTCGACAAAGTGTGATATAATTATTATAGGTCAAGACAAAAGGAAGATTATATAGAGTGTATTAGTAGGGGCGTCTTGACCTTAATCCCTCAGTACATTCTATATAGTCTTCTTTTTGCATACCAATAAGGAGGTAGCTATGAAAAAAAGTAAAGTAAAAAATGAAAACTACATAATTATACAAGGCTGGATGATTAACGAACTTAAATTAAAAGGTAATGAATTACTTGTGTATTCAATTATTTATGGTTTTAGTCAAGATGGAGAACAAAGTTTTAGTGGATCATTACAATATTTAGCCGATTGGACAAACTCAACAAAACAGGGTGTTACTAAAAATTTAAAATCATTAGTAGATAAAGGATATATAGTAAAAAATGAAAAATACGTTAATGGCGTAAAATTTTGTGAATACTATACAACTGAGTTGGATAAGGTATTAAACAAAGTTGAAGGGGGTATTAAACAAAGTTTAATGTGGTATACAACAAAGTTTAATAGGGGTATTGAACAAAGTTTAACTAATAATATAAGAGATAATATAGAAAATAATATAGAAAAAAATATAGATAATATTAATGAAGGATATTATGACTGGATTAATGAAGCACTTAAACATGATTGGTTTAGTGATGAACAAGTAAATTAATTATGAAATAAATGGTTTCAAAAAGAAATTAAAGAGAAATTGGAGTTATAAAAATGCAACTAGACTTATTTAAACTAGAAGATAAAAAAGAATTTAAAATAATTGATGAAAAAAATAGATTATATATTGAAGCATTATTTGAAGATTATATATTAGGGTTTTATACAGATAAAAATATTAATGAGAATGAACTTATTAATAAGATAAAAAAGCTATTTAAAATACCACATAACAATATTAAATTACATTACTAAGACTAGCTTTCTAGTCTTTTTTTTGTTTCATTTAGAAAATATTTTGTGAAAAAATTTACAAATTCTATTGACAATTTTATGACAATATGGTAATATGTACTTGTAAGGTAAAGTAACTTACAGAAAGGAATAAAAAAATGAAAAAAATATTTATTAGTAAGGGGAATTTATCAGAAGTAATTAAAGAATTGAAAGAACAAATAAAGAAAGGAGAACAAAAATGAAAAAAAGATATTTAAAAAAATGGGTTGTAAATATGTTAGTTATTATAAATTTAATATCGTTATTAATGTTAGGAAGTGATAGTGATAAATATTTCTTTACAATTCACTTAACATCATTAGTAATATTTGTAATTAATTGTTTAATTTTAAAAAAATATAGTAAATTTGTAATGGAGGTATAAGATGGCTAAATTAACAAAACAAATGTATTACAAAGCAAATGGAGAAAAAAAAATAAACTGTTACAAAGTAGCATTATCAAAAGAGGTTGTAAGACAAGCAGGATTTAACGAGGAAACAAAATTAGAAGTAAGAGCAGAAAACGGAAAAATAATTATAGAAAATGGAGAAAAGAATGAAAAAAGATGAAGAAATATTTGATTTATTATATGCATTCCCCAAGTACAGAAGATTAAAAAATAGACTAAAAGAAGTTAATAGAGATAATAGAAATAAAGATAAAGCATTAAGGAGAGAATGGGAAGAAAAAGCAATACTACAAGAAAAAATAAAACAGAAAAACAGGATAATATTTAGATTAAGAAAAGAAATAAAGGAGTTGAATAGTAATGGGAAAAAAAGAAAGAAGGTGCAATGATGCCTTCGTATAAAACAGATACGGTTAGATTTAAAAAAATACAAGATAGCACTAAATATTGTAACCATTGTGGTCATTCAATATTATTTCAAAAGCAAACTAAAAGGATCATCTGTAATTATTGTGGTTATTGGGTTTATAACTATAAAGAAGATGAATTTAAAGATAGATTATTACAAAAGAAAAAGAGGTTAGAAAATGAAAATTAATAGGGTAGGGGATAGTTTTACAGCATTAGAAAAAAGCCAAATGGGGGTTATAGATAAACTACAGGATAAAATAGGATTACTAGAATTTGATAAAAGTAAAAATAACACTATGATTAGGGAATTAAAATACATATTGAATAATAAAAAAAGGAGTATTAATGAAATTATGAAAGAAATAGATGAAATACAAAAGACTAAAGACTATCAAAGATTAAGATATATTAAAAATGTGTTAGGAATTATAGCAAGGCAAGGTGTTGATGATGAATAAAATTAATATTTTTCTATTTAGTATGGTTACAATATTAGGAATATTAATGGGTGGAATAGTAGCCAGTAAAGATATTAAGATAGAGAAATTAACTAAAGAAAACAATGAATTAAAAGAAGAATTGATAAACTTTAAGTGGCAGTTGGATCAAGTTCCTTACATTATTGAAAGTTGGTGTAATGGTGAATAAAAGTAAAAAGGAATTATATGAAGAAAATCAAAAATTAAGAAAAACAATAAAAACTTATGGAGAGTTTTGGGAAACTGACGCAATAGAAGAATGTACTAAACAATTAAAATTTACAAGAAATTCTTTATATGCAATAAGCATAATATTATTAATAATTAGTGCATTTCTATTGGGATTAGCAAATTAAGGAGATGATAAAGTGAGTGCTAAAGAGATGTTTGAGAAGTTGGGGTATGAATGTGAAAGAGATGATAATAATTGGCTAATATACAATAAAAAGGCAGTGGTTGATTATAAAATAACATTTGTAAAAAGAGGAGATTATAATAACCAAGAATGTGTAGAAATCAATCCTACTATCAATGGACAACCACATTATTTTGTTAGATTAGATATAGATTTATTACAAGCCATAAACAAACAAGTAGAAGAATTAGGGTGGAATAATGAAAAATAAAGAGATAGAAGAATTATTAAATGAATTAAAAGAATATGCTAGTGGTGGTATGAGTGGTTTATATCCAAGTGAAGATACAGTTAAAAATTTTGTATCATACATAGAACAACTAGAAAAGAAAGTAGACCAATACGAAAATCCAGATGATTTAACACTCTTTTATATGTGGTTGGATACAAAAGCAAAAGATAAAATGAAACAACTAGAAAAGAGTGATAAAGAATGATAATAATAAGTGATGATGAAATAATAATTGGAAATAAAAAATGGTTTGGTTTAAGTAAAGAACTAACTGATTATTTTAAAGAACTATATAAAGAAAACAAAGCATTAAGGTTACTTGTAAATTGGGCAGAAGAATGTGATTGGGGATTTGATAATTTTAGAGATGATGATGTAGTAGATTGGGAACAATTTGAAAAAGAAAGTGAAGATATGGGTTATATTGAAAGCATGATATATTATGCAAAAAAATATTTAGAAATGAGCGAATTAGAAGGAGGAGATAAAAATTAAAGTTTTAGAATTATTTGCTGGAACGAGATCAATTAGCAAAGCATTTGAGAAGAAAGGACATAAAACCTATTCTATTGAATGGAATAAAGATTTTGAAAACATAGATTTATATGAAGATATAAACAATGTATCAGCAAAAGATATTATTGAATTATGTGGTGGTGTTCCTGATATAATTTGGGCTAGTCCAGATTGCACTACATATTCAATAGCAGCAATTTCACATCATAGAAAAAAGAACGAAATAACAGGCAATTTAGAACCAGTAAGTGAATATGCAAAGTTTTGTGATAAGACTAACAAACACGTGCTTGATTTGATAAATGAATTAAAACCTAAATATTATTTTGTTGAAAATCCAAGAGGCGGATTAAGAAAAATGAATTTCATGAAAAATTTACCAAGATATACAGTTACATATTGTCAATATGGAGATAGTAGAATGAAACCAACTGATATTTGGACTAATTATCCTAATCCTAAATTTAAACCAATGTGTAAAAATGGAAATAAATGCCATACACCAGCTCCTAGAGGAAGTAGAACTGGGACACAAGGATTAAAAAATGCAAAAGAAAGATCAGTAATACCATTACAACTATGTGAACATATTGTAAATATATGTGAACTGAATGAATTAGAAGGGAAAGATAAAGAATGAAAATAATAGATTTATTAAATAAAATAGCAAATGGTGAAGAAGTACCAAAAAAGATAAAAACGTGTGATAATGATATATTTTATTATGATGAAACTGATGATAATGAAGTCGCAAGATATAAAAATAAAAATGATGTTCTCATTATTGATGAATTTTATTTGAATGATGAAGTAGAAATAATAGAAGAAAAACCAAAACCATTAACTAAACAAGATGTAGAAGCAATAGGATATGCTTGTGGAGAAATACAAAAATGTTTTACAAATGGTTGGAAAAAATCATTAGAAAATAAACCTTTTAAAGAAGATAAAAAACTAGGAAAATTAGACCCATACGATTTTAGTGGAGATGATTTAGCGTTAGTAAGTAAAATCAATGAAATAATAGATTATTTAATGGAGAATAAACAATGAAATACCAAGTATTAGGACATAAAAGAAGATTACAAAAAGGAGACAAGCCTTATGAAGTGATATCTGAATTTGATAATTTAGAACAATTATATTACATGATGGATAAAGTAAATGCAAATAAATATGATGAAATATTAGTAATAGATACACATACTAATGAATTAGTAGCTAGTAGAGAATTAGAAGATACAATAGTAAGGAGATTAAAAAAATGATTAGTTTTATATTAGGAGGGTTATTTGGAATTATAATAATGTGTATGATCCAAATAAATAAAGAATAATAAAATAAAAAGGGAAATTTTTTGGTTGAATATTTTTTTGTATTTTTATGTTTCAAAAGGAAAAAATGGGAGGTAAAAATGTTATATATTGAACATAATAACTATAAAAACAAATACTTAGAAGCACAAAAAAAATATGATGAAATATTATCAAAAAAAGAAAAATTATTTTCAATGACGCAACCAAAAGCAACAACTTTTGATAAAGAAAGAGTTTCAGGAGGAACTCCAAAAAATATATTTGAAGAATATTTAATAGCAAAAGAAGAAAACAAAATTGATGAACAATTAACAGAAATAAAGTCAATTTTAGAAGATAGAGGTAAATTATTATCAATTAAAGAAAGTGAGTTAAGGTTAAGCAAGGATTGGCACGATAAAATATATACATACTATTTTATTGATAGGTTATCGTCATATAAGATAGAAAAAAGAATTCCATATAGCCAAAAGCAAATTTGTAATATAATTAATAAAATAAAAAAGAATATTACTTAAAATTACTCAAAAATAGGCTTATATTATTAACGTGAATAATTCACAAACCAACTACCTTCTCATAATTGAACACAAGACATAAAAGGCTAGATTAGATCTAGTCTTTTTACATATAAAGGAGGAAAAAAATGAAAGATATATTAATTAGGGCATTAAAAACATTTATACAAGGCTTTTTAGCTTCTTTAACACTTTCTTTACCTACTAGCGATTTAACGCAAGAAGAAGTGTTAAAATCAGTTTTATTAGGTGCTATTGCAGGTGGAATAAGTGCTGTTATGAACTTAATAATAAAATATTTAGATAAAGGAGAGGAAAAATGAAAGGAATAGATGTTTCAAGTTGGCAAGAAGCAATTAATTGGTCTAAAGTAAAAGGACAAATTAATTTTGCTATCATTAGACTAGGTTATGGAGATAACGTAGAAAGGCAAGATGATAAATACTTTTTAAACAATGTAAATGGCTGTATAGCTAACAATATACCGTTTGGAGTATACATTTATTCATATGCTACTAATTTAGGTGGAAATGCTAGTATTCAAAGCGAAATAGATCATTGCAAAAGGTTATTAAGCCAAATTAGTAAAAAACCATTCTGTGTTTATATAGATATGGAAGATGACAGTACGATTAAACTAGGAAGAACATTATTAACTAATTTTGCATTAGAATTTTGTAAACAAATAACACAAGCAGGATATAAAGCAGGAGTATATGCTAATCAAAACTGGTTTCAAAACTATCTAAATCCAAGCACAATTGCAAGTTATGGTTATTCAATATGGTGTGCTAAATATAGCGATAACAAACCTAATATATCAAGTAATTATGACATATGGCAGTATAGTGCAAGTGGCAGAATAAATGGTATAAATGGCAATGTAGATATGGATACGATGGTTAATAACATAATAGGACAACAACCAATCCAAAAATCTATTGATGAATTGGCTAATGAAGTTATAGCAGGTAAATGGGGAAATGGCGAAGAAAGAAAAGCAAGATTAACACAAGCAGGATATAATTATCAAGAAGTACAGAATAGAGTTAATCAAATACTAGGTGCTAATAAAAAATCAAATGAAGAAATTGCTAAAGAAGTAATAGATGGAAAATGGGGTAATGGTGATGATAGAAAAAACAGATTAACTAATGCTGGATACAACTATAAAGAAATACAAAATATAGTTAATCAAATGGTAGGGCAAAAAGAATACTACACTATAAAAAGTGGAGATACACTATCAGCAATAGCTAAGAAGTACGGAACAACTGTTAATCAATTAGTTGCATGGAATAATATAAAAAATCCTAACTTAATATATCCAAATCAAAAAATAAGAGTTAAATAATGAGTAATAAACCAAATACAAAAGCTGTAAAACAACAGCTATTTTTAAAATGTGGCAGGATTGATATGTATAGTATGAAGAAGTATGCTAAATGTCAATTAGAATTACATCATGAACCACCATTTAGAGAAACACATCACACAGTATACGAGGAAAGCTATTTATTATCAGCAAATAGCCATAAAGAGCTACATTATTACGAACAACATGATCTAGAAGAATATTATAGGAGAATGGATATTATAAAGGGAAATAAAAAAGTTCTAGAAAGAACTAGAAATACAAAGGTACATAATTATTAGGTTGGTAAATATATAATGTTTAAATCTTGTAGTAGATGTGGAAAAGTACATAGTACAAATTACAAATGTAACTACAACAGTTATAAGAAAGATACAGAAGCTAGAAGTATAAGGCAAAAGAATAGTTGGCATAAGAAATCAGAGGAAATAAGAAAGGCTAGTAATTATCTATGCAGTGTATGTAGAGAAGAAGGAATATATACATATAAAGGACTAGAAGTACATCATATAACACCAATAGAAGAAGATAAAGACAGAGTATTAGATAACTATAATCTAATATGTTTATGTCAAGAACATCATAAACAAGCAGAGATAGGAAAGATAGATAGAGATTATTTATACAAGTTAGCTAGTGACAGAGAGAACACATAACCCGCCCACTATTTACTATCGGTTTCCAGAGCCAAAACAAAACCCACCCGCCACTTTCATTTACAAAAATTAAGATTTTTATAGGTTTTTTTTGCAAAACGGTTATAAAATGTATCTAAAATGGAAAAAACAGCAAAAAAACTATGAAAAAACAGCAAAAAAAGTTAGGGTACTATAAAAACAACCATATTTGGATAATGAAATAAAAAAGAATGAGGTGATAATATGGAAAATGAGAAATATAAGAAACAAGCAGAACAAATAATGAAGATTGCAGAGGAAAATGGAGTACAGGGGAACTTTTTATTTACTACTACCTTTGATAGATACCTATTTTTATTGGATAACCTAGAAAATCTAAAAGAGCAGATTAGAAAAGAAGGAATGACAGTACAAAAGGAATATATCAAAGGGGAAAAGAACGCATACTCTAGTCCAAGCGTAAGAAATTACAACTCTACTTGCGATTTAGCAAATAAAACAGTATCTACATTAATGAAGATTATAAAAAGTTTTAATGTAGAGGAAAATTCAGAAGAAGAAAACAACGATCCACTACTAAAAGCTATTAATGGTAGTGATGATGATGACGAATAATAAAGCGTATGAGTATTGTAAAAAAAGTATAAGACTAAAAACAACTCCAAAATACGTAAAGCTTCAAATGAAAGACTTTATAAAGATTTGCGAAGAAAAAAATGATAAATATATTGTAAGCAAGAAGAAAGTGCGACAAGTTGAAAATATTTTAAAATTATTAATTATGCCTAAAGGACTAAAAGCAGGGCAGACACTTTATGAATGTACAAGTGGTTATCAATGGCTATTTTATACTGCTATCTTATGTACCGTTTATAAAGATAATCCTCAAAAGAGAAGATACGAAATAGGAGTTTTGGAGATATGCAGAAAAAACTTTAAAACATTCACCATTGCTACTATTTTTATTTTACTTTTTTTGACGGAACCTCAATTTTCAAAGTTTTTTAGTGTTGCTCCTGATGGAGCATTATCTAGAGAAGTAAGAGAAGCAATAAGCGAAATTATTAGAAGTTCGCCTTTAATATACGAGTACAAAGATAATAAGAGATTTAAAATATTAAGAGATTATATATTGTTTAAACCTACACAAATTCAATATATACCACTTGCATATTCAACAAGTAGATTAGATGGTAGGCTCCCAAATGCATTCATAGTAGACGAAGCAGGAGCGTTGCCAAGCAGTTACGCAATAGAAAGTATGAAGTCAGGACAATTAAATATATTAAATAAATTAGGCTTTATAATTAGCACTAAATATCCCACAATAGATAATCCTTTTGAAGATGAAGTAAAATATTCTAAAAAGGTACTTGATGGTTTAGAAAACGATGAAACAAGATTTAGTTTATTATATGAACCTGATAAAACAAAAGACTGGGAAACAGATGATATGATATTAAAACAAAGTAATCCAGTTGCTTTAGAAGTTCCTGAAATTTGGGAAGATTTACTTAAAAAAAGAGCCTATGCAATAGCAGTTGAAAGTGCAAGAGAAAATTTTGTTACAAAACATTGCAATATTGTTTATCAAGGAACTGGAACAGAAACTTATATAGATGTGAAAGACGTTCAAGAATGCAGACAAGCAAAAATTGATTGGAATGGTAGAGTTGTTTATGTTGGATTAGACTTATCAGAAAGCAACGATAACACTAGTGTTTCAATGGTTACAGTAGATGATGATAATAACATCTTAGCAGATAGTTGGGCGTTTATTCCTGAGGGAAGAATTGAGGAAAAGACAGCGACAGAAAAAATTAATTATAGAGAGTTAATAAGAACAGGCAAAGTTATTGCTTGTGGAGATAAAGTAATAGATTATGGAATTGTAGAGGAGTTTATATTAGGTTTAGAAGCTAAATATGGAGTGCAAATACAAGCGATAGGATATGACCGATGGAACGCACTTAGCACAGCTCAAAAGTTAGAAAGAGCAGGATATAACCTAGTAGAAATAAGACAACATTCAAGCGTATTACACCCACCTACAAAGTTACTAAAAGAAAAGATATTAAAGAAAGAGTTCGGATATGAAAAAAATACATTACTTGAAATAAACTTTCAAAATGCAAGATGTACTTATGACACAAATAAAAATATGTACGTACACAAAAAGAAATCCACAGGAAAAGTGGATATGGTAGTATCAATGCTAAATGCTATTTACTTATTACAGCAAGATGTATTTTTAAATCAGATGGACTTTTCAATACAAGTAATTTAGGAGGCAAATATGAAGATAGCAATAGATAAAAATTCAATTAGTGCTATAAAAGATAACAACGAGTATATATATGTCTTTGATAACGAGCCTTTAGAAAAATTACTTAAAACAAAGCTCCATTGCATTTATTATAAAAATATTTCTTTTGTAGATATAAACTTAACAGGCTTTAATATAGATTGCATAAAAAAAGCTAGCATTAAAGAAAAGGACTACGATAAACTACCACCAAAGATAGATTATAAAATAGGAATAATAGTTCCTAATTATAATTACGAACACACGATAGAAAAGTGCTTAAACTCAATAGCAAAACAAACATATAAAAATTATGAAGTAATATTTGTAGATGATATGAGTACAGATAAATCTGTGGATATTGCTTATAAGTTTGTTGATAAATTAACTCATATAAAAATAATACAATTACAACAGAAAAGATATAACGGTGGAGCGAGAAACGAAGGTTATTTACATTTAAGCGACGACGTTGACTATGTATGGTATGTAGATAGTGACGATTGGATCAAAGACGAGTACGCATTAGAAAAAATAAATAACAAACTTCAAATGAAACCAGATGTATTATTTATAGGTTGGGCGAAGTATGAGGGAGTAAAAGAAGAAACAGCATTTATTCCCGAATATACAAATAGATACGAAGCAATAGAAGGTTGGAGTGGTAGCTGTGGGAAAGTAATTAAGAAAAGTCTAGCCACCAGACAAGAGTGTTTATATAACGAAGGAACATTAAAAGAAGACAAAAATCAACACAGAAAAATATGTATTTATATGAATAGCTTTGCTAACCTTAAAGAACCTGTATATGTTTGGAACAGAACTAACACAAAGTCAGTAACCACAGTAAGAGATAATATTTTATGGAAAACAAGCACTATAAGACATTATGCAGATACTTTACAACTTTACTTGAGTGTAAAGGGTAGAGATAGCGAAATGGATAAAATATTAAAAGAAAAAGTAAAGTTGACAGAACAAGAAATGTTAGGAGGAGGGGACTTACAATATTGAAATACGTAATATTAAGTGATAGCGATAATATAGAGCCTTTTATAAAACCTAGACAACTACTAGAAATAAACGGAGAAGCACTAACAAAAAGGACTGTTAGGTTATTAAAAGAAAATGGGATAAAAGATATTATAATTACTTCACACGATTTAAGATTTGACAATTTAGGGGCAACTAGATACGAGCCACTATATAACGATTATAAACCTAGATCAAATGAAGGGTACTGGTTATCAGCGTTCCCTATAGAATTACTAAATAAACCGTTAGTATTTTTATTTGGAGATGTTTATTATAGTGAAGAAGCTATAAAAACCATAGTTAATAGCAATACAACGTCTATTTTATTCTTCTGTAGTTATAAAAATACAGATAGCCGATATATAAAACACCATGACGAGCCATTAGGATTTAAAGTAATTGACTACATTAAGTTTAAAGAACACATAGAGAGAATGAAGCAATTCAAAGATAGTGGAAAAGCTCCAAGAGAACCGATAGCGTGGGAATTATACAGAAGTATTAATAATCAACCACTAACAGAACACAAAATGACAGAAAACTATATAGCAATAAATGACGAGACGTGCGACGTAGATAGAGTGGAAGACATAGAATTAATAAAGGCAAAAATAGGAGGGATAGGAATGGTAAAAGTACAATGCATAGTAAATTACAACGATTTACAGCTAAACAAATTAGTTACAACAGAAGATGAACCGTTCTTTGTAACTAAGGAAAGAGCAGATTACTTAGCAAACGAAAGAAAACTAGTAAAAATAATCGAAGTAATTCCTGAGCCAAAAAAAACACCAGTAAAAAAGACAAGTAAAAAGAAATAAATTTTATGAGGTTATAAAGGAGGTGAGAAAGTGGGACTATTTGATAGATTTAGGAAAGAAGAAACTAGGGAAGAAACAATAACACCAATACAGCAACAAGAAACAACAGTAGCAAGTGATGTTTTATTACAAGCGTTACTAAATAGCCAACCAATTACAAGAGAACAAGCGTTGACATTACCTGCTGTTTCAGGAGCAGTAGATTTAATTAGTGGAATGATAGCGTCAATGCCTATAAAACTTTATAAATATATTGATAAAAGAGTTGAAAGTAGAGATGACGATCCAAGAGTTAATTTTCTAAATGGAGATACAGGGGACACGTTAGACGCTTACCAAATGAAAAAAGCAATGGTAGAAGATTATTTGCTTGGTAGAGGTGGATACGCATATATCAGGCGTAACAGGAACGAGGTAACAGGACTTTTTTATACAAAAGAAATATATGTATCTGCTATTCCAAACTTTAAACCAATATTTAAAGACTTTTATATAATTGTTGAAGGACAAACATACAAAAAATATGAGTTTTTAAAATTGTTGCGTAATACAAAAGATGGAGCAACAGGAATTGGATTAACGCAAGAAGTAGGAACAGCACTAGAAACTGCATTTAATACGTTACTATATCAATTAAACATAGTTAAAAGTGGTGGTAATAAAAAAGGCTTTTTAAAATCACAAAGAAAACTAGGGCAAGAAGAAATAAACGTATTAAAACAAGCGTGGAATAATCTATATGCAAATAACACAGAAAATGTTGTAGTTTTAAATAATGGTTTAGAGTTCCAAGAAGCAAGTAATAGTTCAGTAGAAATGCAATTAAATGAAAGTAAAAAAACATTACAAAATGAAATTAATAATATCTTTCACATATACCCTGATGACTTTTACAGAACATTTAAAGAAGCAATTTATCCAATAATAAGAGCATTTACAACGGCTTTAAATAAAGATTTATTATTAGAAAAAGAAAAAAATGAAATGTTTTTTGAGTTTGATGTTAAGGAAATCTTAAAAGCTAATGTTAAAGAAAGATACGAGGCATATAAAATTGCTAAGGAAACAGGTTGGATAACTTTAAATGAAATTAGAAAAGAAGAAAATATGAACTATGTAGAAGGACTTGATGTTATTAATGTTGGTTTAGGAGCTGTACTTTATGACACTAACACACATCAATTCTATACCCCAAACACAGGTTCAACAGCAAATATCACAGACAATCCTAAAAGCACAGAAGAAACAGACGAACAAATTCAAAAAGTGCTATTAGATAAAGAATTAGATACGCAATTTGAACAAGATGGTAATAGCTCAGACGCATAAAGGAGGTGATATAGATGGAAGTTAGAGTTAAAAAAGATAGTGTAGAAATAACAGGCTATGTAAATGCAGTAGAAAGAGCCAGTAAGCCACTTTGGAGCAGAGTAGGACAGTTTATAGAAAGAATATGTAAAGGAGCGTTTAAAAAGGCTTTAAAGCGTAATGATGACGTGCATATTTTACTTAATCATGATTGGAAGCGAGATTTAGGTTCAACTAAAAAAGGAAATCTAGAACTTGAAGAAGATAATATTGGATTAAAAGCAAGAGCAATTATAACTGATCCTGATGTTATCCAAAAAGCAAGAAATGGCGATTTAGTTGGTTGGTCTTTCGGCTTTCAAGATAGAGAAGTAGAAAACACTATCGAAAGAGGAATACCACACAGAGCAGTAAAAGACTTAGATTTAGCCGAAGTATCAATACTAGACAGAACTAAAAAACCTGCTTATGATGGTACTTTAATAATGGCTAGAGACGATGAAAATGGTGAAATGTTATTGAGAGGGGAAGATTTTGTTGATGAAGTGTCAATAATTGACAAAACAGAACCTCAAAAAGAAGAAAATGCACAAAATAATGAAAATATAGTGCAAAACGATAAAAAACTAGATAATGAAATGAAAGAAAATGTTGAGGAAAAAGAAGAACCTAAGCAACAAAAAGTTGAAGATATAGATTATTCTAAATATGAAGAAATGATTAAAGAAATGAAGGAGGAAAAATAATGGAAAAAGAATTAAATGAAAAGAAAAATGATTTAATCACAAGAGCAGATGAAGTTCTAAATAATGCAAAAGCAGAAAAAAGAGAACTAACAGAAGCAGAAGCTGAGGAATTAGCAGAAATTAGAGATAATGTAAGACGCATTATGAAAACATTAGAATTGAAAGGAGAGTTTGACAAAATGGAAGGACACGAAATCGAATTAGAAGCATTACCTAAAGACGAAACAAGAAATGAAGAAAAAGAAAGAGCATTAAACGAAGAAAAAGCGTTTGAAAATTATATAAGAGGAACAGTTACTAATGAAAGAGCAACTAATTTAACACCTGCAAGTAATAGTGGTGGAGTATTAATCCCAACTACAATTGCAAATAAAATCATAAAGAAAGTTTATGATATGTCACCAATTTTAGCAAGAAGTACAAAATACAATGTAAAAGGAAAATTAGAGTTACCATACTATGATGAAAGTACACAAGCAATTACAGTTGCATGGGCTACTGAGTTCCAAGATTTAGAAAGCAATGTTGGTAAATTTACTAATATTACTTTAACTGGATATTTGGCAGGAGCATTAAGTTTAATTTCTAGATCATTAATTAACAACGCACAATTTGATATAGTTGCATTTGTTGTTGATAGAATGGCTTATGATATTTCAAGATTTATTGAAAACGCACTATTAAATGGTAGTGGAGATGTTACAGGTTTATCAACTGTATCAAATGTTGTAACTGCTAATAGCACAACATCAATAACTGCTGATGAATTAATTAAAGCACAAGGTAAAGTAAAAGATGTATTCCAAGCAAATGCAATTTGGATTATGAACGAACAAACAAGAACAGCATTAAGACAATTAAAATCACAAACTGGTTCTTATTTATTGAATGAAGTTTACGATTTATCATCTCCATTTAAAAATACATTACTAGGAAAGCCAGTATATGTATCTGATAATATGTCTACAATGTCAGCAGGCAAAACAGTTATTTATTATGGTGATATGACAGGTCTTGCTACTAAATTTAGTGAAGATATTAACATCGAAGTATTGAGAGAAAAATATGCTACTCAACACGCATACGGAGTAGTTGGTTGGTTAGAATTTGATAGTAAAATCGAAGATCCACAAAAAATTTCAGCAATTAAAATGGCTGGAACAATTCCAAGTGCTTAATTAAATAGAATATTATTTGTTGCTTAGGGAACTCCAAAGAAAAGGAGGTAAAAAATGAATAGTATTTCAAAAGTAAGTGATATAACTACAAATGATATAGCAGAATATATCCGATTAGTAGAAGTATCACAAGATGATGAAAACACACTATCTAATTTATTAGAAATTGCTAAAACTTTTATATCAAATTATACAGGACAAACAAACCTAGACCAGTTTCAAGACTTTGTAATAGTAGTATTAATACTTTGCCAAGATATGTGGGATAATAGGACGTTATATGTAGATAAATCGTCATTATCTTATCCAGTTGAAACAATACTAGGTATGCACAGTATTAATTTATTATGAGTAAAACATTAAACGCAGGTAAGTATAATCGTAAAATAGTTATATATGAAATAATAGAGAGTATAGACAACGCAGGGTTTCCATCAAACGTAGAGAGCGAAATACTTACAACGTATGCAGATGTAAAAACCTTACGAGGCTATACTCTTATTACTAACAATAGCGATTTTGATAAAGCATATGTAAATTTTACTATAAGATATTCTCAGGCAGTATATAACGCTTATTACAATAGCCAAAATTCAAATAGAGATGTTTTAATTAAGTTCAGAGATAAGGACTATAAAATAGAATATCTAAATAATATTGATTTTGCTAATGTAGAATTAGAATTACAAGCGAAAGAGGTAACTCATTAATGGCTAGATTTAATATGGAACTACCAACAGAGATAATAAAAGACATAGAATATATCAATGGTAATAGCGATAAAATATTTGGAGAAATGACACAAGCAGGAGCAAACGTAACTATAAACAACGTAAAAAATAACATTCCTAAAAGTTTTGTAGATAGCGAAATAATGAACTGCTTAAAAATAACAAGAGTATATAAAACACCAACAGATGAGGGAATAAATACTAAGGTTGGTTTCTTTGGATATTTTACTAATAAGAATGGAGTAAAAACTCCTGCACCATTAGTTGCTAATGTTTTTGAGTACGGAAAAAGTGGATTTACAAAACAACCTTTTTTTAGAAGGTCATTTAAAAAAGCACAAATTGAAAAAGCTATGTTAGAAGCACAAAAAAGATTTAGTAAAGGATTATTAGATGAATAACGAAATTCAAACTATTTTTACAAATTTTGCAGTAGATGGAGTTGAAATACCAGTAGCCTTTATGAGATATACAGGTAAAAAAACAACTTATATAACTTATATGGAAATACAAGACGATACTTCATTTAGTGCTGATGACGATTTACAAGCCTATGTATGTTATTATGACTTTGATATATATAGTAAAGGTAATTATCTAAATATAATAGAAAGTGTAAAAGAAATATTAAAAGCAAATGGTTGGAGATGGCAACCAAGTATGACTTCTCAGGATCTATACGAGGACGATACAGGTTACTATCATAAAACCTTATGTTTTGCAAAGATAAAGGAGGAAAACAATGGCTAAAATAGGAGTACAAAATTTCTTATATGGAACACTTACAGAAGCACAAGATGGAACACCATCTTATGCAACAGCAAAAAAGCCTGGAAAAGCTGTAAGCTGTAATGTAAGTATTTCTAGTAATGACGCTAAATTATACGCTGATGATGGATTAGCAGAAAGCGATACAAGTTTTCAAAGTGGAACAGTATCTATTGAAGTAGATAATGCAGATTTAACTACTCAATCAACATTGCTAGGACACGCAATTTCAAACGATGAGATGATAAGAAAAGCTACAGATACAGCCCCTTATGTTGGACTAGGACGCATAGTAACTAAAATGGTAAATGGTGACTATAAGTATAAAGTAGAATTCTTATCTAAAGTTAAATTTTCAGAGCCAAGCCAAGAAAATACTACCAAAGGAGAAAGCGTAGAGTTTGGAACTACTACTTTAGAAGGTATAGTATCTACACTAGCAGATGGAACTTGGTCTAAAACTCAAACATTCGATACAATGACAGAAGCAAAAACATATTTAAACGGATTATTTGAAGCAACACCAAGTGCATAATAACAGGGTAGGTAATAAAGCCTACCCATTTTTTTTATAATTAAGGAGGATAATGAAATGAAAGATAATGCAGGAACAGTAACTTATAAAGGAAAAGAATATAAATTAGTATTTAACTTAAATGTAATGGAGAATATCCAAGAAGAATTTGGAACAATAGAAAAATGGACAGAATTAACATCAGGTATTAAAGAAGAAGCAAACGCAAAAGCAATTAAATTTGGATTTACAGAAATGATAAATGAAGGTTTATCAATAGAGGCAGAAGAAAACAACACAGAATTTAAGCCAATTACAAAAAATTTTGTTGGTAGAATGCTAACAGAAATTGGTTTAGAAAATATGACTAAAAAATTACAAGAAACAGTAATAGAAAGCACTCAAACAGACGAAAAAAACGCATAATTCCTGATGTTATAGAAGATGAAGAAATCAAGCCAATAGATTTTACGTTCTTTTATTTCATTGGGAAAACTAAATTAAATTTATCATTTAAAGAAACAGGAAGATTAACGTATAGACTATTTAGCAAACTATATCAACATTATAAAAATAATTTTGATTTAGAAATGCAAATGAAAACTAAAAATGTAACATATAGCGAGTTATTTAAAAGACAACAACAAGAAGATGAATGGTTTTAAGAAAGGACGGTGATTATATGACTAGTTTTGGTGGTTCGATTAAACTAACAGGAGCAGATGAGTATAGAAACACGCTTAGACAAATAACACAAAGCCTAAGAGAAACTGGAACAGAGCTTACAGCAGTAACAAGTAGATTTGATAAAAATGATAACTCTTTATCTACATTAAAAACAAAAACAGCTCAAATGACAGATGTATTAAATAAGCAAAAACAAGCGTACGCAACATTAAAAAGTTCATATGAAACATTTAGCACAAAAGTAAGTCAACAAGCACAGGCACACGAAAAGTTAGTTCAAACATACGAAAAAGAAAAACAAGAACTTGAAAGAATACGTAAAGAAGCAGGAGAAAACAGCAAGGCGTATCAAAGTCAACAAGCTAAAGTTAATGATCTAGCAGGAGCAGTTGCTAAGAGTTCTAAAAACATGAACGAAAACGAAATAGCGTTGAGTAAAATGAGAACTCAATTAAACCAAGCAGAAACAACTGTAAACAAAACAACTAAAGAAATAGATGAATTAGGAAATGAAACAGAAGAAGCAGGAAAAAAAGCCGAAAAAAGTGGAGAAGGTTACACAGTATTTAAAAACATTTTAGCAAACTTAGGGACACAAGCAATTAATAGTGCAATTAACGGAATGAAGAAGCTAGGTGGAGCTTTTGTTAATGTAGGGAAACAAGCATTAGAAAGTTATGGAGAATACGAACAGTTAAAAGGTGGAGTTGAAACATTATTTAAAGATAGTGCTGATACTTTAATGGAGTATTCGAGGGACGCTTATATGACTGCAGGAATGTCTGCAAACGAGTATATGAGTACGGTAACAAGTTTTAGTGCTAGTTTAATTCAATCTTTAGGTGGAGATACCGAAAAGGCAGTTGAATACTCTGATAGAGCAATAACCGATATGTCAGACAATGCTAATAAGATGGGAACATCAATGGAAATGATACAAAATGCTTATCAGGGATTTGCTAAACAAAATTATACTATGTTAGATAACCTTAAACTTGGTTATGGAGGAACTAAAACAGAAATGGAGCGATTAATAAAAGACGCTTCAAAAATGACAGACGTACAAAAAGAATTAAATGTTTCAGTTAAAGATGGAGATATGTCTTTTGGAAACATAGTAAACGCAATTAGTGTAATGCAAAAAGAAATGGGTATAGCAGGAACAACAGCAAAAGAAGCAGGTACTACTATTCAAGGTTCGGTAAATTCTATGAAATCAGCTTGGACTAACTTAGTAACTGGAATTGCAGATGGGAACGCAAATATTGAAGACTTAGTACGTAATTTAATGATAACTATTGTAGGAAATGGAACAGAAAACAACTTAGGATTACTAGGAAATGTAATGCCAGCGATTGAAAGAATATCAAATGGAATTATGGAGGCTTTACCTTTAATTTTAAATGGAATAATTGCAGTAATGCCACAATTCCTAGACGCAGGATTAAATATTATAAATGGTTTAGTTGCAGGTATTCAACAAAATATGCCAGCGATAATGGAAGCTACAACTCAAATTTTAAATACTTTAACAACAACATTAATAACAAATTTACCAACTTTATTACAAATGGGAATTCAATTAATTATTTCATTAGTACAGGGAATAACACAGCAATTACCAACACTTATTCCTCAAATGATAGACGCAGTTTTATTAATGGTAGATACTTTATTAGATAATATTGATCTAATAGTAGATACTGGAATTCAACTAATTATAGGACTAGCAGAAGGATTAATTGAAGCTCTACCACAACTAATTGATAAAATACCTATTATTATTGATAAATTAGTAACAGCAATAGTAAATAATCTACCTAAAATAGTCGAAATGGGTATAACTTTAATCGTAAAACTTGCAGAAGGACTTATAAAAGCTATTCCTCAATTAGTAAGTAAAGTGCCTCAAATTATAAGCTCATTATTAAATGGAATTAGACAAAACTTTATTAATATGGTTAATATCGGAGCTGAACTACTTGGAAAAGTAAAAGAAGGAATTATAAGTGGAATAACAGGAATGTTAGATGTAGGAAAGAATATAGTACAAGGACTATGGAATGGTATTAACAACGCTAAAGACTGGGTGTTAGATAAAATAAAAGGCTTTGGTAGTTCTATTTTAAATGGAATTAAAGGAATATTTGGTATACATTCACCTTCAACAGTATTTAGAGATCAAATAGGTAAAAATTTAGCATTAGGTATTGGTGAGGGTTTTGAAGATGAGATGAAAGTAGTAACTAATGAAATGCAAAACGCAATTCCTACAAGTTTTGATACAAATTTAAGCGTTGGAAATAATGTATCAACAGGATCAAGTAATTATTTCAATTTAGTTGACGCATTTATGGAAGCATTAGAAAAAGTTAAAATTGAATTAGATGATGAAAACGTAGGACGATTTGTAAGAAAAGAAGTTACAAATGCAATATTTAATTAGAAAGGGTGATAAAAATGAGAAATTATATAATTTTAAATGGAATAAGTAGTCAAACTATATCAGGTTTATTAATTCAATCTTTATCACCTATTTCTAAGCCTAGAATAAGAATGCAAATTGAAGAAATAGATGGTCGAGATGGAGATATAATAACGCCTTTAGGATATGGAGCATATGACAAAGAAATTTCTATTGGATTATATGGAAATTTTGATATAGACGAAGTAATTAAATATTTTGATAGTAAAGGAACTATAATTTTTAGTAACGAGCCTGATAAATATTATAACTATGAAATTATAGAACAAATAGATTTTGAAAGATTAATAAGATTTAGAACTGCAAATGTAAAAATACACGTTCAACCTTTTAAATACTCAGCAGAAGATAATCAAAAAGTATTTAATATAACTAGTGAAAATTCACTAGAAATAAGAAATACAGGAAATATTTATTCAAGACCAGTATTAACTATAACAGGTACTGGAACTATTGATTTATACTTAAATGATATTCAACTGTTTGCAATTAATATGGGAAGCTATACATCAATAACAATAGATACTAATAATATGAATGCTTATAATGGTACTACACTATTAAATAGAAACGTTGCAGGTAGTTATGACAATTTTAAATTAAATGTAGGTAAAAATATTATTTCTTGGAGTGGTTCAATAACACAAATAGAAATAGATAATTACTCAAGATGGATTTAGAGAGGAGTGATAAAAAATGTATAGGGCTTTAACAAGTTTTGCTATAAACAAAGATGTTTATGCAGAAGAAGATATAAGAAAAGGTCAAATATTACCAAGTGATTTTGCAAGTGCTGATGTAATAAACGACTTACTAACGGCAGGATATATAGAAGAATTTAATGGATCAATAGATATAACCGAAAATGGCACATATGATGTAACTGAATATGAACAAGCAAATGTAGATGTAGAAGGTGGCAGTAGTCCAGAAGTAGATAATTTAATAGATGATATCAACGGTGAGGTGATTTAACTATGAATTATTACAAAAATGATATAAGGAATGTTAGAGGTGATACATTTTCACATAACATATTTGTAGAAGGTTTAGGAAATCAAGAATTAGAAAGTATTTATTTTACTTGTAGAGATAGTTTAAATGATAATAGTGAAGTTTTATTTGAAAAGACTTTAAATGATGGAATTACTTATTTATATTATGATGAAGAAAACGATATAAGAACTTATGTGGTAAGATTAGCACCAAATGATACAAAAGATTTGCAATCAGGAACTTATTATTATGATGAACAAATAGGAGTAAATGGGGATATCATTACTATAATGAAGGGAAGATTTATAATAGAACAAGATGTAACAAGGCAAACAATACCTTCACCTGATGACCCAGAACTATACATAAAACAATATTTAGATGAAATAAATGGGGAGGTAATATAATGGCTACAATAGACAAATTAGAGTATTTAGATGAAACTAAAAACCAAATAAAAACTGCTTTAAATGATTTAGGAGCAGAAATAACAGATAACGATACTTTTAGAAGTTATGTAACAAAGATAAATGAATTATATGCAGAATATCCAAGTACAGAAGAAATAGCTAATATTCAAGCTATCCAACCACAATCTATAAATTTACAAACCATAAATCCACAAATTATAGAAGAACCAATTGAAGAATTAAATCCACAAGATGAGGAGGTGTAATAATGCCAACTTTAAACAAATTACAATATTTAGATGAAACAAAGCAACAAATAAAAACAGCTTTAAATCAATTTGAAGCAGGAATAACAGATAATGATACATTTAGAAGTTATGTAAATAAAATAAATAATATATATACTAATTGGCCTAGAGTACCAGTAGAAGGAACTAATATAACTTTAAATAATACGAAAAAAGCAAAAATGAGTTTAGAAATAACAGGAAATATAGAACAAGCAATATCAACAGGTAAAAATGTGTTTAATGTAACTAATTATACAACTATATCAACAAGTAATAATCAATCACCATCAAATGTAACTAAAACAGAAAATTCAATATCATTTACTTCAAATCCAAATAATAATTATAGTGGGATATATATTTCTTATATTAATTTATTGAATTATATTGATGATTTTGACAGTGATACAACTTATTATATAAGTATGGATATAACAACAGATGTGGCATGTACCTTTTATTATGGTGCTGCATCATCAGGTGATGCAGTTGAATTATCAGTAGGAAAGCAAAGATTAGTAAAAAGCGAAAAAATTTCTGCAAATTTTGTTTTATATGCTAGAGTAGTAGAAGCAAATATTAAAATTGAAAATATAATGATTTCAACTGATAGTGATACAACGTTTGAAACATATACAAGGGGAGTTCCAGCACCAGTAAAAGATATTCATGTAGTAACAGGAAATAATACTATTACTATAGGAGATGGAACTAATAGTGAAACTTATGAACTAAATATAGGAAATCTAGTATTATGTAAAGCAGGAAATCAACAAGATTATTTTTATAAAGAAAATGGAAATTGGTACAAGTATGGAGTTATTAAGAAAGTAGTTTTAGATGGTAGTGAAACATGGCAATTAAGAGCCAATGATGGAACAAACTTTTGCTATAGTATGACTGCAATAACAGATTACTTATTTAATTTAGATAAAGCTTATGCAAGTTACTTACCAAGTGGAACAGTTATAGGTGGATATAGTTCTGCTCTATCTAAAGGATATGGTTTATGGTTTTATGGTGCAAATACAACAACATCAACACGTTCTTTATATATGGTAATAAATAAAATTGCTAGTACGTCTGATTTAAATGCATGGTTATCAACTCATAATGTTATTCTATATTATCCACTAGCAACTCCAGTAATAACACAAATAACTGATGAAACTTTAATAGAACAGTTAGAGTTATTAGGAAATTTTTATTCTTATGATGGTGAAACTAATATAACTCAAACCAATGATGATGCAGGATTTTATATAAGTGCAAGTGCATTAATGAAAGGTGGTAATTAATATGAGTAAAATAACAATTATTGAAGGTAACTCAAATGATAAAGATAACACAAGAAACTATTTAGTTAAAGGTGAAAGAGGTTACTCTGCTTATGAGCTTTATGTTCAAAATGGAGGTACATTAACAGAAGAAGAATGGTTAGATGAATTTTTAAATGCTGATAATTTTTATAATAAAAGTGAAATTGATGATTTATTAGATGATAAAATAAATACAACTGATATTATTGATAATGTTACTAGCACTAACACTAATAAACCTTTATCTGCTAATCAAGGAAAAGTATTAAAAGGTTTAATTGATGATACATACACTAAAACTGAAACTGATAATTTATTAGATGATAAAGCAGATAGTTCAACTACACTAGCTGGTTATGGTATAACAGATGCCTATACTAAAACTGAAAGTGATAATAGTTACCAACCTAAAGTATTAAGTGGCACAAGTGAGCCATCAAGTTCTTTAGGAAATGATGGTGATGTTTATTTTCAATATGAAAGTTAGGTGAATAATATGGAAGTAAAATTATATTACCCAGATAATAGTCCTGTTGTTCCTCCAACAGTTATAACAGGTGGTTCAAGTGGTGGTGGAATATTTGAATATTATGTAGTGTTTAATAGCAAGGCTAATCCTATTGCTTTTTATAATTTAAATACTAATAAATTACTTTTGAACTTTGCTTATGGGGGTATAAATAATTACTCAAGTTTACTAACCACTACAAAATTTTATTTAAAAGTAAATAATGAAGTATTGTTAAATGGTGTATCAGTTGATGTACCAGCAAATTCTACTGTATTCAATAATATTACAAAAATAATTGATTGTAACAATGACGGAAGTGCTTCAAATATTGTTATTACTGCTGGTCAAGTTGAATTTGGTACTGAGAGTTATACTACATTTACCTATCATACTAATTCAATTAGAAATGGACATATTAAAGTAAGTTCTTCATGGAAAAATGCTTTTGGGTGGAAAAAAATTAATAGCACATGGAAAAGGTGCATATTGTGGAAAAAAATTAATGGTACATGGAAAAAAGGTGATTAAATGATTAAATTATTTAATTCAACTGACACTCTTTTTTCTTCAAATGGAGATAAAATAATAATACCTACAAAAGCAAAAATACATAAAGAAGATAATGGAGCATACTATTTAGATTTAGAAACTAATTTAGATTATATAACCGATTTAGTTCAAGGAAAGATAATAGTTGCTCCTACTCCTCAGGGAGAACAAGCGTTTAGAGTATCAAATCCAACTGTTACAAGAAAAAAAATAACTGCAAAATGTTATCATGTTTATTATGATAGTCAAAACTATGTAATTCAAGATAGTTATGTTGTAGATAAAAATTGCAATGACGCATTAGATCATTTAAACAACGCCACAGACAATTTAAGCCCATTTACGACACTTTCTAATGTAAGTAATATAAATAGTTATAGATGTGTTAGAAAGTCGCTATATGAGGCTATAAATGTGGTTTTAGAACGTTGGGGAGGACATTTAGTTAGAGATAATTTTAATATTAAAGTTATGGCTAGTATAGGACAAGATAATGGCGTTACAATTAGATATGGAAAAAATTTAAAAAATATTACTGTTACTTATGACTGGTCTAATGTTGTTACAAAGTTATTGCCAGTAGGGAAAGATGGGTTATTATTAAACGCAGTAGATAGTAATCAAGACGTTTATATGACTTCTTTAACGCAATATGATTTACCTTATTCAAAAACAATAACATTTACTCAAGATGTAAATTCAGATGATTTTAGAGATGGAGATGGAAATGTTGATGAAGAAGCATATAAACAAGCATTAGTTAATGATTTAAGAAAACAAGCTCAATTATATCTAGACGCTAATTGTATTCCTAAAATCAATTATACTTTAACTGCTAATATTGAAAAAGTAAGTGATATTGGAGATACAATAGGAGTTACAGATGAAACATTAGGTATTAATGTTTTAACTCATATAATTAGTTATGAATATGATTGCATATTAAATAAATATACTCAAATTGAGTTTGGTAATTTTACGCCACAATTAAGTGGATTAATGACCACTATAACAAGTGAAACAAATAAAGCACTAGAAGAAAATAATGCAACATTACAAATAACACTAGGACAAGAACTACAACAAGCACAAGATAAAATTTGGAACGCTTTAGGTAGTAGTTACGTGATCTATGAAGGAGATAAAATTTTAATAGTAGATACACTTCCAAAAGACCAAGCAACAAATGTAATTATGATAAATAACGGTGGAATAGGCTTTTCACAAACTGGAATAGACGGAACTTTCCAAAGTGCTTGGACTATTGATAATGTATTAAACATGGGACAAATAAACGTTATTAATCTTACAGCCGATTTAATTCATGGTGGTACTTTAAAATTAGGTTCTAACTTAAATCAAAACGGACAAATAGAAGTATATGATGAAGCGAATTCATTAATAGCAACTCTTAATAAAAATGGATTAAAAATGTATGGTGCTGATGGATCGTATATTTTAATGAATAACGATATAGGCTTCGCAGGTTATGATAAAAATGATAATAAAATTTATTGGGTAGATAAAGACGAGTTTCATATGAAAAAAAGTGTTATTGAAGAAGAAATAACACTATGTAATAAATTAAGATTTATTCCAATTACAATAACACAAAATGGGAATGTAATTAACGATGGTATTGGTCTTGTAAATGTAGGAGGTGGTAGTTAATGCCGATTACTGCAACAAAAAGCAAAGATTTATATTCTCAAAATGGATATAAATATATTTTAAATGCTTATTTTATTGAGAATTCAGTTAATCAAGCAAACAACACTTCAAATATAACTTGTAGAGCCAAATTAACGTCAACTGGTGCTTCTTGGAGTTCTAGTCAAAATTCAAATTTAACTATTTATTGGCATGATAACAGAGAGGGATATGATAGGCAGGTAGCAACGCTAAACTTTTCAAGCTGTGGTGCTGGCATAACAAAAACAGCAGAAGGAACAATAACAGTTACACATAATGACGATGGAAAATTAAGTGGTTATGCTTATGCTTGGTTTAGTAAAGGTGGAAATAGTGAATATACGCCTATTAGTGGAGGCGTACAAACTGATTTAACAGCTTTAACACCAATTCCTAGAGGTAGCCAACCATCAATTAATTCATGGCCTGATAATAGCCCAAATTTCAATATAGGCGATACTATAACTATTCACATGAATAGGAAATCAAGTGCATTTACTCATAGCGTTTATTTTAATTATGGTAGTACATCAGTACAAGTTGCAACAGGAGTTACAAATAATTGTACTTTTAACACTTCAACAATTGCTAATCAACTATATCAATTAATACCAAATGCAAAATATTATAGTGGGACTATATCAGTTACAACTTACGATGGAAGCACAGAAGTAGGAACAAACACTTGTAATTATAATGCTTATGTTACAAATTCAAATCCAGTAATAGGAACATCAAGTTATAAAGATAATAATTCTTCTATTGTAGCGATTACAAATAATAATCAAGAAATAGTAAGAAATAAATCAACATTAGTATTTAGCGTTCAAAACTTACAGGCTCAAAACTATGCTACCTTATCAAGTTGTATTGTTACGTTTAATAATGTTACAAAAACTTTTACTGGAATAAGTGGAACAACAGTATCAAGCCAAGATGTAACTTATGGAACAGTTAATTTAGCAAGTGATGAACAGGCAATAATAACATTAATTGATAGTAGAGGATTTACAACTACTAAAACCATAAATGTTACTATACTAGATTATCAAAGCCAGTATTCATATATAACTTGCCAAAGACAAAGTAATTACTATACTGCAACCGATTTAATGGTTGATTGTACTTATTCAAGTTTAAATAATAAAAACCAAATAACAATTCAATATCAAACTAAAAAAACATCAGACGCTAATTATGGAGCTTTAACAACTATAAACAACAATACTAGCTATACTATTCAATTAGACAATAACTATCAATGGAATGTAAGAGTTGTAACAACTGATAGTTTAGGAACAGTAGTTAGTTATGTTTTATTTGTAGATAGAGGAATACCTTTAATATTTTTTGATAGACTTTTAAATTCAGTAGGAATAAATGGCTTCCCAACAAGTGAAGAAAGTCTTGAAGTTGATGGAGTAAATATTTTAAAAAAATTACTTGGAACTGAATTGTATAATAATTCAACAGGATCTAAAGACGCTATAACACTTTCCGAAAGTACAGCCAATTTTACTTATATTGAAATATTTTATAGAAACAATGATAATTATTATAATTCAACTAAAATATATCAGCCAAACGGTAAAATTGCTTATTTAGACGCTGATTATCCTTACACACAAGGCGAAGGCTATTCTTACGCAAAAAAGACTTCGGTACAAATTCAGGGAACAAGTATAACGCCTATTAATTATACAGAATTAACAATAATGCCAAATGGAGCAACTATACAAAATAAAAACAATATTTATATTACTAGAGTTGTAGGATATTAAAAAGGAGGGGAAATGCAAAACGAAATAATTGCTGTATTAACAGTCTTAATACCTTCTCTTACTACAATTATTACAAATATGGAAACTAAAAAGGAAAATAGAATGCACAATGCCAAGCAAAGTATTTTTCAATTAATTTTAGAAGACCATGTAAGAGTATCAGAAGGGAAACTACCTGAAAATTATCAGGAAGTATGCAAAGAGTATGATATATATACAAAAAACGATGGGAATTCATATGTAAAAACCAAAGTAGAAGATTACAATAAATGGTATGAAAAGATTAAAAAGGTGGGTAAATAAACCCACCTCATTTTTTGTATATAAAATATTATTTTGTAGATAATATAATTGTGTACACGCACTCTTTTTTCTCTCTTTATAAATAGACTAGGAACGCCACCTAGTCTTTTTTTTATTTTTTTAAATAGTGCCTAATTAAGCGTAACCAACTGGCGATGATAAGTTAAGCACTAAAATTTAATATCAAAAACATACCTACCATCAATGATATGAATTTCCTTAATTAAATTCCTCCAAAAAATTTGCTTTTTTTCTCTGTTTAAATTGCTATATATTGATTTCCAATCGCTATTTAATATAGCTTCAAATTTTTTCAAATCAATTTCTTCTACAACAACGCTTTCAAGTTTTTTTAATTCAAGTTCTAATTCATCATACTCTCTATCATAATCTTTTAATGAAATACGATTTTTCTTGAATAGATAATTTAAGTTTTCTAATTCTTTTTTTATTGAATTGATTTCTTTTGAAAAATCTTTTACACCAACTTTATTTATTTCTTTTGAATTTATAATATAATTTTCTAAATGGGTTTCAATAGTATTTAATAACACCTTTTCTGTTTTCCGTTCTGCTAAAAGAATATCAAAAGAACACCTATTAAAAACAGCCGAGTTACATCTATATCTATGATTATCTTTTGGGGCAGGACTGGCTGCTAATTTCCTACCACAAACAGGACATATAATTAATCCAGTAAAAAAATAATGCCTTCTATTTTTATTAACTCTAATATTAGATTTTATTAATTCCTGATTTCTTTCAAATGTCTTTTTATCAATATATGCAGGACAATAGTTTTCATTTCCTTTATATGATCCAGTATAATAAGGATTTCTTAAAGTTCTGCTATATGTAGAATAATGTTTATCTAAGTTATATTTTTCATTTATATAAAACATTGTTTTTCTTACAGAATGATGTTTACCAAAATAATTAAAAATTTCATTTAATATTTCTTTGTTTTCATCAAAAACAACACACTTTTTACCATTAACAATATCAACTTTATAGCCAAAAGGTTGAGCTCCAGTAATTGCTTGACCTTCTTTTATTTTGTATTCAAAGACCGACTTAATACGTTCTGATGTTTTCTTTAATTCACGTTCAGCAAGTGATAACTTCAAATTAAGGGTAAACATACCATCAGCACTAGTAGTATCAATATCACTTTCTTCAAGTGTTATTAAAGATATATTATTCATGATAAATATTTCAACCATTTTTCTTGCTTGTAAAACGTCCCTAGATAATCTATCTAACCTAGTTAATATAATAGCGTCAATATCATCTAGACTTTTTAGTAGTTCTTGTAAGGCAGGTCTATCAATATTAGAAGCAGAAAAGCCTTCATCAATATAAATATTAGTCAAAATATAATTTTTTTCTTTGCAATAATTCTTTATTTTATCTTCTTGGGCAGAAATAGAAAAACCATAATTTTTTTGTTCATCAGTTGAAACTCGACAATAACCACATACTTTTAGAACTTTTTTCACTATAATCATTCCTTTTAATGTATATTTAGTAATAAAAAACCATAATATCATTATGGGAGGTGATATTATGGACATTCACAAATTTTACAATTTATTAATTTCTTTATATGAAGAACAAGAAAAAATAAAAATTGACTATGAAATTATTTTTTTAAACAAAGATGTTTCAAATAGTTAATTATTTCTTGCTATTGATGTAAATTTCTAAAATAGTTCTATGTAGTTTGTCTTTTTCTTCATCAGGTATATCACTATTAAAAATAGCTCCAATTCTGCTAACTAGGTCTATACCTTCATTATAAGTTAATGTTTCAATACCAAAATATGAAATATCAATTTCATAAATTTCACAAAATCTTTTTAGCGTAGATAGTGTTAATGAACGTTTACCAGCTTCTAAATTTGAAATAGCAGGTCTAGACAATCCAACTTTTTTTGCAACTTCCGTTTGTTTCCAACCTCGTGAAACTCTTAAATCTCTTAATTGTTTACCTATACTTTTGTTATTTATCATTGTCTTAACCTCCTATAATATTATTGTAACATAATAATATAAGTTTCAACAAGAAATTTATTTTTTCAAATATTATTGCAAAACAATAAAAAGTTATTGACAAATTTTACCAATTTACGATATAATGATAATAGAAAGGAGAAAAAAATGAAAAGATATAATCTAAAAATGTTTAGAATTATGCAAGATTTAACACAACAAGATATAGCACAAAAACTGGGAATTTCAAAAAGCCACTATGTAAGTATCGAACAAGGCACACAAGATCCATCGTTTAAACTGTTAGAACAATTCGCAGAAGTTTTTACAATAGATGATATTTGGGAACTTATGAAGAAAGGGAAATAACAATGGATAAATACAAAGAGGCAATAGAAAAACTAGAGGAAATAATATTAAACTTAAATAATGAAACATTAGAAAAATTAAAAAAACAAGTTGAAGAATTAGAATAAATTTTTTTAGTACATAATGTTTCAAAAAGAAATTGAAAACGATTAAAAAGTAAGGAGATTAAAATGGAAGAAAAATTAAATGAAGAAAAGATGAGTTCAAAAGTAAAGAAAAACCAAACAGCAAAAGTTGGAGAAAAATATTCTTATAAATATGTTGATATAGCACAAATACATGATTATTTAGAAAACAACGGAATTTATTATTATCAATATATAGATAGAATTAATGACGATGATTACATTATGACAGTACCTATAATAAATGGCGAAGTTCAAGAAGCAAGACGTGGTTGTAGAGTTGTTGACGCCACATTGTATGGAGTAGATAACCCAGCTCAACAACAGGGAAGTGCTTTAACATATGCAAGACGTTACAGTTTATTAATGGCGTTTGGACTAGCAACCGAAGATGATGACGCACAAAGTTTATCAAAGCCAAAAGAGGAACAAAAGGCAAGCCCTAAACAAGTAGAATTGTTAAATAAATATTATAAAGGTGATAACCTTACAAAATTATTAGAAGCAAATGATATTGAAAAATTAGAAGATTTAAGCATTGTAAAAGCTAGTGAAATTATAAGCGTTATAATGAAGAAAGGAAAAAAGTAATATGGATTTATTAGAGTTTAAATATAAAAAATTAGTTAGTTATTTAAAAACATTGCTTGAAAAAACAAATGGATATTTTATTGAAACAAGTAAAATTGAATTAATATTAGAATTTTTAGAAGATGAGGAGGAAAAGAAAGATGAACTTAATTAGAGTTGAAAATGAAATAGCAATATTAAATGAAGATGTATCAAAAAAGATAGCAGATTTTGAAAAAAAACTAAAAGAAATCAAAGAGCAGGAAGATATTATTAAGCAAGAAATATTAGGAGAAATGGAAGCAAAGGGAATTATTAAAATTGAAACTGATGATTTATTAATTAGTTATATTGCTTCAAGTGATAGAGAAACTTTTGATAGTAAAACATTTAAAGCAGAACATCAAGACCAATATGATGAGTATGTAAAAATGACACCTGTTAAATCTAGTATCAGAATTAAGGTGAAATAATATGGAATTACGGATAAGAAGTCAAGATAAAATGAAATTAAGAAGAGTTATAGACTTAGGAATTTTTGAAGAACAAGAAGGCTATACAATATATTGTGATGATAGTATCGATAATATATTAGGAACATATAATTCAAAAGAAAGAGCATTAGAAGTATTAGATGAAATACAAAAAAAATTAATGGACTTTAAAGTTGAATTTAATGATAGCGGAGTAACTTATAAAGACGTTTCAGTTTTAGTTTATGAAATGCCTGAGGTTTAATTATGGATACATACGAAATAAAAGGACATACCATAGAATACATTGATGATATTCATTGTTATTTATGTGATGGGATAATATTACCTAGTGTTACTACAATATTAAAAATTAAGTTTGGAAACAAATACAAAGGAATTGATGAAACAGTTTTAAAAAGAGCTTCTGAAAAAGGAACAGAAGTACATAATGCTATTGAAAAATATTGTAAAAATGGTATAGAAAGCGACTTGAAAGAACTAAAAAATTTTAAATTTCTTAAAAAACAATATAAGTTTAATGTTTTAGACAACGAAGTTCCTATTCTAATATTTAAAGATGATGAACCAGTAGCAGTTGGAAGATTAGATTTAGTTTTGGAAGATGGAGAAGAAGTTGGATTAGGAGATATAAAAAGAACATCTGTTTTAGATAAGGAATATTTAGCATACCAATTAAATCTATATAGAATTGGTTATATGCAAAGCTATGGCATGGATATTAAATTTTTAAAAGGATTACATCTAAGAGAAGATATAAGAAAATATGTTAATATACCAATAAATGAAAAAATGGCATTAGAATTATTAGATAAATATTTAGGAGGATTAGATAATGAATAAGATATTTTTAATAGGTAGAATATCAACAGAAATTGAATTAAGATATACTCAAAACAATATGGAGGTAGTAACTTTTAATCTAGCAGTAAATAGAGATAAAGACAATGCAGACTTTATAAA